TATATCCTACTAAATCCATGACTTTAATTCTTCTCCTAAAACTTCTGATGCTATGTTTATTTTTTTACGGAGAGCTTTTACGATTTTTTCGTCTACGGTCTCTTCACAAATCAAATCTACATATGTTACAGATCTTTTTTGTCCAATTCTGTGTGCTCTATCTTCTGACTGTAATCTTTTTTCTAGATCGTATCCGTTAGAATAATAAACCACGGTATTTGCTGCAGTTAGAGTTATTCCATAACCACCAGTAGCTGGAGTACCTACAATAAATCTACATTTATCATCATTTTGAAATTTTTTAATATTCTTCTGTCTTTGATCTTGAGGAGTTAACCCATAATAATCAACAATGGAGCCCGGACCATGGACCTTGATGACTTCTTTAATTATGTTTGTAATATCATATTGGTAATGAGCCCATATAATGGCTTTACCTTCTGTTTCTTCCAAGACATCCATTAATTCATCTATTCTATTATTTTTAATAGGTTGGGTCATTCCATCATCAGATGTAAAATGTCCACAGGTAATTTGATGTAATCTCATTAATTGAGTTAATGCATTAACAGTTGTAACTTTTTTACCATTCAATGTAGCTAATGCTTCTTTCTTCATTTGATCATATACTTTAAATTGATCAGGACTCAATTTAATCTGTCTTTTCATATATATTTTGTCGGGTAAATCTAAACAATCTGATTTTAATACTCTATATGAAAAAGGATTTAATTTTTCAGATAATTCTCCTAATCTTTGAAACCCTGCAACTAATTGTATTTGTCTCCCTGCAATATTGGCGTTTTTCATAATGGCATAACGAGTTCTAAAAGCATAATAAGATTGAAAATCTAAATGCCATGGACTTAAAAATTCACATTGAGAATATAAATCTAAAGGATTTTTAGTAACAGGAGATCCAGTCATTATTCTTCTATATTTAGCCATTTCAGATAATTTAAGAATACTTTTTGTCCTTTTAGCTTTAGGATTTTTAATAGTAGTACTTTCATCAATAGCCATTAAAGTATTATGAGAAGATAGAAATTTTCTAGCAAAGTCTACACCTTTAGTAGTACTAAAAGCTTCAACATTCATAATTAAGATATGAAGCTCTTCACCTATTTTAAATAAATTACCTAATTTTCTAGATTGTTCTTTAGTAATATTAGCTTGCCATAATACGGGCACATTTTCTATATGATCCGGTAAGTGGGCTGGGATTTCATTATTATACCAAGTCCCAACTACTCCTTTGGGAGCTACAATTAAGGCACCATTAACTTTACCTTTGTCATAAAGCATAGCCAAATTATCTATTAATACTTTTGTTTTACCTGTCCCCATTTTCCATAAAATATGCATAGGTTTCCCTATTCCATGATTTTTCTAAAGCAGTCAATTGATGCTTGTAAGGTTTTGTCTTAAATCTATAATTCATTTTTACTTTCTAGTTGACAATATAGTATTGAAGACCTATATTGTCAAGCATGAAAGAAAATAGTTTACAATATGGAGACATAAGTAATAAATCGGAACCACCGATAGTTTATGTGATTCAAGAAATTCCAGGCACTAAAGAAGGTAGACCTAAAATAAATATTATGGGTGCAGCAACTTTTGGTAAATTTAAATTTTTACTACCAGAGCTTTCACAAATAATTTTTTCACCAGGTCCACTTATTTTTAAGCTTAGAAAATCATTAGCAAATTATAGACAAAAAGATTTTTTATTATTGACTGGTGATCCAGCCATAATAGGCGTCGCTTGTTCTATAGTTTCTGATATAACCAACGGCAAATACAACTTATTGAAATGGGATAAACAAGAAAGAAAATATTATTCCATAGCGATAGATTTATACGAGAAAGGAAAAATAGATGAGTAGTATTGACTTTGAAAAGGACCAACAGGAGGTCATTAAAAAAACTGACAACATACAATCTTTAGCAGATCAAGTTGAAAGATTAGAATCTTTACAACAAAGACTTGAACTACAAGAAGATAATATAAAGAACACTAAAAAAGAATTAGACCATATATCGGGAGAAGTTATTCCAACTATGATGAGTGAAATGGGTTTATCTCATTTAAAACTTATGGATGGATCTTCGGTAGATGTTAAACCAAATTATAGCGCTACTATCACTGTTGCTAACAGAGAGAAAGCGTTTAACTGGCTTCGTAATAATGGACTAGGAGATATAATCAAAAATGAGATATCCGTATCTTTTGGTCGCAACGAAGATAACAAGGCAGCTGATTATGCTGCTCTTGCACAAGAGCGTGGGTACCAGCCGACACAAAAGTTGAAGGTTGAACCCATGACTCTTAAAGCGTTAGTCCGTGAACGTTTAGAGGCAGGTAAAGAAATGCCAACGGAAATTTTCAACATATTTGTTGGAAATAAAACAACAATAAAAAGGAAACAATAAACATGAACAATGTAACAACCAAAACAAATGCAGGTGCATTAGCTACGAATCTTTTCGAAGCAGATGCAAATGCTGGCTCTCAGAATATGACGCAGGAAGATCTTGCGTTACCATTTCTGAAAGTCTTAGGACAACTATCTCCTGAAGTCAATGAGAGGGATGGGAAATACGTTCAAGGTGCTAAACCTGGAATGATTCTTAATACTGTCACAAATGAAATTTATGATGGTACTAAAGGAATAGATGTCTTGCCAGTGTTCTACGAAAGAAAATACGTAGAATGGAAAGATCGAGGTGAGGGTAAAGGCGCTCCAGTAGCAATTCACAATGCCGATAGTGATATTGTGAGCACAACTACTAGAGATAAATCTTTTAAAGATCGTTTACCAAATGGTAATTATTTAGAAAATACTGCAAATCATTTTGTAGTTATTCTAGGTGATAGTCCACAGACTGCTTTGATTTCTATGAAAGCGACTCAATTAAAAATTAGTCGTAAATGGAACTCAATCATGATGGGTCTTAAACTAAATGGAAAAAACGGTATGTTTACGCCGCCAACTTATAGCCACATTTATAATCTAAAGACTGTTCAAATGTCTAATGACAAAGGAACATGGTTTGGATGGGAAGTGTCTAAGGTAGGACCAATATCAGATAAAGGTGTTTATAGTATTGCAAAAAGCTTTGCTGAAAGATTAGGCAAAGGTGAAGTGCAAGTTAAACATTCATCTGAGGAACCTAAACAGGATTCTCCATATTAATCACTAACGCAAGTTAGTTCCTAGGATTGGGCGTGGAAGCGAGAGTGGAAACGCCCAAGAAAAAGTTATGATAGAATTTAAAAATATATTTAAAGGATTAGAAAGAGCTCATGGATGCACTAAAGTAGGTCCTTCCAATAACAACGGAGAAAAGGTTAAAGGGCAATCTTTTGTAGTAAGACAACCAGTCACTGATGATCTGTGGACAAAACACTTAAATGGTACTCAAAGTCTAGGTATTATACCAATTAACGAAGATAACCAATGCATATGGGGATGTGTAGATATAGATTCCTATGCTGGGTTTGATCATAAAAAATTAATTAATAAAATAAAACAATTCAATCTACCATTAGTGGTATGTAGGTCTAAGAGCGGGGGCGCTCACGTGTTTCTGTTCTCACAGAAGCCGGTATCAGCAGAAAGAATGAGAGATAAACTTACCGAGATAAAAACACTACTAGGATATGGTGGATCAGAAGTCTTTCCAAAACAAATTCAATTAAAATCATCAGACGATACAGGAAATTTTTTAAATTTACCGTACTTTAATGGTGATGATACTACCCGATACGCATTTAAAGATGATGGTAGTGCAGCAAGTCTAAAAGAATTTTATGAAATTATTAATAATGTAAAACAGACAGATGTTGGTATTATAAAAGTAGAAAGACCACAATCAGAATTTTCTGATGGACCTCCATGTATAGAGTTAATGGCTATCAATAAAATTCCAGAGAATGGTGGACGTAATAATGCTATGTTTCATTTTTCTGTATATGCTAAAAAGAAATGGCCAGCGGAATGGAAAACAAAATTAACAATGTTTAATGCTGATGCAACAATTTCACCATTAACAGAGAACGAATTAGATGTAGTTAAAAATCAACATGCTAAAAAAGATTGGGGATATAAATGTAATGATATTCCAATGTGTAATTTATGTGATAAGAAATTATGTAGAAGTCGTAAATATGGAATAGGAGAAGAAATAGTATTTCCTTCACTAACAGATTTACAAAAGATTAAATTAGAAAAACCTTATTATTATCTAAACGTAGACGGAGAAAGATTATACTTAGAGAATGTTAAATACTTAAAACAACAAAACTTATTTCAAGAAGCATGTATGGAACAGTTGGACTTTAAACCACCAACAGTTAAACCTAAAGATTGGGACATGATAATAAACCCACTGATGAAGAATCACGAACCTGTTGAGCCACCAGAAGGTGTAACAACTAATGATCAACTACAAAATCATTTAGAAGAGTTCTGTTTAAATAGACACGTAGGAACTGAAATGAGCGATCTTAAATTAGGTGGAGTATGGACAAGTGGTGGTTATCATCATTTTGTTTATAATATGTTTTATACAAAATTTTTAATAAGACAACGGTGGGACATTAACTATCAACGTACTGCACAAATGTTAAAGGAAGCATGTAATTGTGAAGATAAAAGAATAGGTAGAGATAGAACTTCAGTATTTGTGGTAAAACAATTTGATAAAAAAGATGAAGAGTATACTCAAAAAGAATTAAAACCGAAGGATGTATTTTGAAAACAATAGTATTAGGACCACCAGGTACTGGTAAGACTACAACTTTATTAAATAAGGTTGATGATTATTTAAAAGAAACAGATCCTGATAGAGTAGGATACTTTGCTTTTACTCAGAAAGCTGCATACGAAGCAAGAGATAGGGCAATTAAAAAATTTAATCTTACCGAAGATGATCTTCCTTATTTTAGAACTTTACACTCATTAGCATTTAGAAAACTTGGACTTAAAAAAGACCAGGTTATGCAGCCAAGACATTATAGAGATCTTGGAAAAAAATTAGGATTTCCTGTAGCATACGCAGAACATAGTCATGATCATGGTATATTCACAAGTGATAGTGAATACTTACAAATTATTCAATTAGCTCAACTTAGAAATCTTACACCGGAACAACAGTTTGATAGACGAGAACATACCCAGGATCTGGAGAGAAATAAGTTAACCATTATACATAATGAATTGAAAAGATATAAAAAAGAATATGCTTTAATAGATTTTAACGACATGATTTTAAATTTTATAAAATCAGATCTATCTCCTAAGTTTGATGTAGTCTTTGTGGATGAAGCTCAAGACTTATCTCTTATGCAATGGGACATGACCAAAACTATATGGGATAAGGCCGAAGACACCTTTATTGCTGGAGATGATGACCAAGCTATCTTTAAATGGGCTGGTGCAGATGTAGATTCTTTCATTGCATTACAGAATCAAATGATTAATCTTCCGCTGATACAATCACATAGAATACCAATTAAAGTCCATAGGCTGGCGATGAATATAATCAATAGAGTTAGAAATAGAATAAACAAAAACTGGAAGCCTAAGGTGAATGAAGGGGGTTTACATCGTCATTTTGATGTGGATTCAATAGACATGTCTAAAGGAGAATGGTTAATACTAGGTAGAACTAAGCACATGCTTAAAGAAATAGAAGATACTTTGTACCGTAAAGGTTTGTATTATGAAAATAGATATAAAAGAAGTTATGAGAAAGATATGCAAGAAGCAGCAATTGACTGGGAACATTTACGACAAGGTCAGTTATTATCTTATAAACAAATAGAAAAAATTTACAACTACATGAACGAAGATAATGTAGATAAGAAAAAATTAAAAGGAATGGTGAAGGGTTCCTTCTATGGTATTGATAAGTTGACCACGGACCATGGACTTAAAACTAACCAAGTGTGGTTTGAAGCATTTAATGATGCAGGGACTAGAAGAATTAATTATCTCAGAAAAATGAGAGCTAATGGTGAACAACTAAATAAAAAACCAAGAATAGAATTGTCTACGATTCACGCCGCTAAAGGTGGGGAATCACAAAACGTAGTTCTTTTAACTGATCTTACTAAAACTACTATGGAAGGATATGAAAAAAATCCAGATGATGAAAACAGATTGTACTATGTGGGAGCAACAAGAACAAAAGAAAACTTACATATAGTGGAACCAAAAATAGCAAACAAAGGATATATAATATGATGTGTAATTGTAG